ATTAGACGAATTATCCGTATCCCCTGCAATGGTACTTCCGCTCAGAAAGAAGATCAGAGAGAGCAAATAGTTGCGGTATACAGCTACTATGAACAGTAATAGCGAATAAGAGTTAGAAATCAGAGAGAAAGTAATGTGTTTACTTTCTCTCTTTTTTTTGCTAAAATATTCTCTGCTACAAGAAAATTGTACGAGGATATTTTAAGGAGTGAGAGGGAATATCCGAGACAGACAGCAGGAGGAAAACAATATGTTGAAAAAGGTGTTTAAGCTTAAAGAAAATCACACCGATGTCAAAACTGAGATTCTTGCAGGTATTACGACATTTATGACGATGGCGTATATCCTGGCAGTCAATCCAAGCATTCTTTCCGCAGCGGGTATGGATCAGGGAGCAGTCTTTACTGCAACAGCACTTGCATCACTGATCGGTACGCTGTGTATGGCAATATTCGCAAATTATCCATTTGCACTTGCACCTGGTATGGGACTGAATGCTTACTTTGCTTATACTGTAGTAATTGGTATGAACTACTCATGGCAGACTGCACTGACTGCAGTATTTGCAGAGGGTATTATTTTCATTATTCTTTCCCTGACGAATGTCAGAGAAGCGATCTTCAATGCGATCCCAACTTGTCTTAAGACAGCAGTCAGCGTTGGTATCGGATTATTTATTGCATTTCTTGGACTTCAGAATGCCAATATCGTTGTCGGAGGATCTACTCTGGTACAGCTCTTCTCCGTAGATGCATATAATCAGGCAAATGGAGTGGAAGCAAGCTTCAATAACGTTGGAATTACTGTACTTCTTGCAATCATAGGTGTGCTGATTACAGCAATCATGGTGATTAAGAACATCAAAGGAAATATCCTTTGGGGTATTTTGATCACATGGATGCTTGGAATCATCTGCCAGATAGCAGGTCTTTATGTACCGAATCCGGAGATCGGATTCTACAGTCTGCTTCCGGATTTCAGTTCCGGACTTGCAATTCCAAGCCTTGCACCGGTATTTGGAAAGCTTGATTTTAAGAATGTATTTTCACTGGAATTCGTTGTTGTAGTATTTGCATTCCTTTTCGTAGATCTTTTTGATACACTCGGAACTCTGATTGGTGTATCTACAAAGGCAGGCATGCTTGACAAAGACGGAAAGCTTCCGAGAATTAAAGGGGCACTGATGGCAGATGCAGTTGCAACTACAGTTGGAGCAGTACTCGGAACTTCTACAACAACAACATTCGTAGAGAGTGCTTCTGGTGTAACAGAAGGAGGACGTACAGGTTTAACATCCCTGACAACAGCGATCCTGTTTGGAATTTCCCTTTTCTTATCACCAATCTTTCTTGCAATTCCGTCCTTTGCGACAGCTCCGGCACTGATCATCGTCGGCTTCTATATGCTGAGCAATGTGGCAGGAATTAACTTCAGTGATTACAGCGAAGGAATTCCGTGCTTTATCTGTATCGCGGCAATGCCATTCTGCTACAGTATTTCAGAAGGTATTTCCATGGGAGTGATTTCTTATGTAGTAATCAACGTACTTACAGGAAAAGCAAAAGAAAAGAAGATCAGTGTACTGATGTATGTACTGGTGATACTGTTTATCCTGAAATATATTTTCTTATAAGATGAGGATTGCGGGAATTGTTTAGCAATGGAGCAATCTGATTACACCAGTGAGCGGCAAAATTTATTTTTGACACTCACATCATAAGATAAAAAGAATATGGGGATATGTGAAAGCACAGGGACTGTCCGGTAACGGATAGGATTCTGTGCTTTTGGCGTGTCAGAATCGGTGCCGGGTGAGATACTTTGGATTGACTAGCACCCGTACAAATTGCTATAATGGAAAAAGACAAAACAGAGAATCACAGGGGAAAATATATGAATTTACTGACAATGGAACATGTATCCAAAGCCTATACGGATCGTGTGCTTCTGGATGATGTGGGATTTGGAATCAATAAAAATGAAAAAATTGGTGTGATCGGAGTCAACGGAATGGGTAAATCCACTTTGCTGAAAATCGTTGCCGGAATCGAAGAAAGTGATGCCGGAACGATCAGCATGGGGAATCAGGTGAAGATCTGCTATCTTCCGCAGACGCCGGTATTTGAAGCAGGAACAACAATTCTTCGCGCGGCAACAGAAGGAAATTATGATGAGCTGAACCGCTGGACGATCGAGGCAGAAGCAAAGTCTATGCTGAATCAGCTTGGATTTACCGATTATGATGAAAAGATTGAGCATATGTCCGGCGGACAGAAGAAAAGGGTGGCACTTGTCCGGGCGCTTTTAACACCGGCAGACATTCTGGTCCTTGACGAACCGACGAACCATTTGGACAATGAGATGTCCGAATGGCTGGAAGAATATCTGATCCAGTTCCGGGGAGCGATCCTGATGGTTACGCATGACCGTTATTTCCTGGACCGTGTGGTAAATCGTATCGTGGAAGTTGCTCATGGGAAATTATATAACTATCCAGGCAATTATTCCGAGTTTGTGCGCCTGAAAGCCGAGCGTCAGAACATGGAGCTTGCCACAGAACGTAAGAGAAAAAGCCTTTTGCGTACGGAGCTGGAATGGCTACACCGCGGCGCAAGGGCGAGAAGTACCAAACAGAAAGCGCATATTGACCGGATTCATGCTATGCAGGAAATGAAAGATATTCAGGAAGAAAAGCGAGTAATGCTGGATTCTGTGGCTTCCCGTATGGGGAATAAAACAATCGAACTTTCCGGAATCTGCAAATCTTATGGAGAAAAGAAGCTGATCGAAGATTTCTCTTATATTTTTCTGAAGAAAGACCGAATCGGAATTATTGGACATAATGGATGTGGAAAATCGACGCTGCTCAAGATTATCAACGGGATCATAAAACCGGATGTCGGAACTGTTGAAATTGGACAAACAATCAAGATTGGCTATTTCTCGCAGGAGAATGAATATATGGATGAATCCAAGCGTGTCATTGATTATGTAAAAGAAGCAGGTGAGTACATTGCAACTTCTGATGGGAAGATTACCGCGTCCCAGATGCTGGAACGATTTCTTTTTGACGGGGCAATGCAGTGGTCGCGGATCGAAAAGTTATCCGGAGGCGAGAAACGGAGACTTTATCTACTACGTGTTTTGATGGAAGCACCAAATGTACTGATCCTGGATGAGCCAACCAATGATCTGGATATCCAGACGCTGACAATCCTGGAGGATTATCTGGATCATTTTGATGGTATTATTCTGATTGTATCCCATGACCGGTACTTCCTAGATCGTACTGTCAGTCGTATTTTTGCATTTAATGGAGGTGGAAAAATCCGCCAGTCGGAAGGTGGATACTCCGATTATCTGATCCGTGTGGAGCTTGAAAAACCGAAAGACGGACAGACAATTGCAGAAAATATGTCAGATGCAGCTTCTGCACAGACCGGTGAGTCTGACAGCAAAAAGACCTGGAAGCAGCGGGAGAAAAAGCTGAAATTTTCTTATAAAGAACAGCGGGAATACGAGACGATCGATGAGGATATCGCAAAGCTGGAAGAGAAGATCGAAAAGCTGGATCGGGAGATGGTTAAGAATGCCACCAATTCCGTGAAGTTGTCCGAACTTATGAAAGAGAAGGAAGAAACAGAGACAACACTGGAAGAAAAGATGGACAGATGGGTGTACTTGAATGATCTTGCTGAGCAGATAGAAAACCAGTAAAGTGATTGACAGATTTACAGATGATAAAGTATAGGTAGTGAGAATCATATCAATGTATTCGAAGGAGGAGAGGTATATGATGTGGAATAGAGCAGAACTTAAAATGAGAGGTAATATGGCATTTAAGAAGAATTATGTGTCAGCCGTTGTAGTTGCGCTTCTGATGGGAATCTTTGGCACAGTCTCTGGCGAATCCAGTGCAAGACGGGTAAGTGAGAATTCAGATATATATAGTGGAAATTTATTTAATGTGGGAATGATTACCGGATTGCTTGCAGGAATCGCAACGGTAGTAATACTGATTGTCCTTGTGGCAAAAGTATTTGTAGGTAATCTCCTGAAAATGGGTGGATACCGGTTCTTTATCCTGAACCAGACTGCACAGCCGGGAATCGGAACATTGCTTGACGGTTTCCGTTCCGGACATTATGTTAATATTGTTCTTACCATGTTTTTAAGAGATTTATTTACTACACTTTGGAGTCTGCTTTTGGTGGTACCTGGAATCGTTAAGCATTATGAATATCTGATGGTACCATATATTATTGCTGAGAATCCGGCAATGGATTACAAAGAAGCATTCCAGATCAGTAAACAGATGATGGATGGAGAAAAAATGGAAGCATTTATCATGGATCTGTCATTCCTTGGATGGTATCTGCTGAGTGCGGTTACCTGTGGACTTCTTGCAATTTTTTATGTAAATCCGTATGTACAGGCATCCTTTGCGGAGATGTACACATTCAATAAGCAGAAGGCTTATCAGGAGGGATATATCCGGTAAGAGTTTCAGAAGGATAAATTTTAAAATGTAAGAATAGAGCGCAGACGCTGGCTTAAAATGAAGCGTCTGCGCTTTTATTTAGTGGGCGGCCTTCTCCGCAAAGGTAGTCGTAACTAGTTCTTCATAAGGAACACGCTCTTTCAGCTCACCGGAGTTTTCCAGAATATCCTGCAGCAGATTGAAGCTTTCTTCGTTGAAGATCAGATCCGATTTCCAGGTGTCTTGTTCGTAGTAACGGCTGACAATGGTTGTAATTGTAGCTAGATCGGTTTCCTTGAACTGTGGTGCAATGACTTTTGCAATCTCTTCCGGAGTATGGGACTGAACGAAATCCATTCCTTTTTGCAGGGCATTGGTGAATTTCTGGATGATGTTCGGATTAGCATTCAGATAACTTGTTTTGGCACTATAGGCGGTGTATGGGACATAGCCGGAATCAACGCCGAGAGAAGCAACGACATAACCGGAATTTTCCGCTTCAAGGGCAGTAGCGCTCGGTTCAAATTCGATGGTATAGTCTGCCTGCCCACCGGAAAATGCAGCAGCGGTTGAACCGAAATCAATACTCTGGTTGATAGAAAGATCCTTCTGTGGATTAATTCCGTTTTTTTTCAAAATGTATTCAAAGACCATTTCCGGCATGCCACCTTTTCTTCCGCCAAGAACGTCTTTTCCTTTCAGATCATCCCATGAAAAATCCGGCATTTCTTCACGTGTGACCAGAAAGTTTCCGGCGCGCTGCGTAAGCTGCGCGAAGTTTTTGATGACATCATTTGCACCTTCCTGGTAAGTATAAATCGAAGATTCACTTCCCATAAAGCCAATATCTGCCTCACCGGAGAGGACGGCGGTCATAACTTTATCCGCCCCAAACGGAGTCAACCAGTTAGTACAAGACGCTATAAGAAATCAACAGAGTCGACAGTATGATCAGTGTTCAGGTGAATCTCCCGGATAATAGAATGCCAGAAGGCTCTGCGGTTTTCTTGAGTTAAATTGTAGTACATTGTTCTAAAGTCTGTATTCAGCAGCTCTTCCAGATAAGCATAATCAGATTCCAATTCCGGAGCCGTATTTAACAATTCATTCAGTTCGTTTTCAATCCGATCATATTCTTTGCTGTAATAATCCCATTCGATTCTTCCTTTCTGGAAGAGAAGATTTAATCGTTCTAATTCTTTCTGGAGCTTTTCCGGAGTCTGAACTTTCTTCTTTTTTTCTTGTTCCTTTTCAATTTTTTCACATTTTATTTTAAATTTATTGTATTCGTATTCCAGATGATCAATCAGGTATTGTTCTATGAGATTTTGACTTACCATGTGCTTGTATGTACATTTGTGATCAATAAAAGCTTTGTTGCATCGGTAATAGCAGTATACTTTTTTGGCACCGGTTTTCCGGTTGATAATGGACGAACCGCCTCTTGCGCTAAGCCTGCGTCCACAGATCGGACAATTTATCATGCTACTGAAAAGATAAATCCGGCCAGAAGGAGCACGCTTAACATTTGCGTTCTGTATTTCCTGCAGATTGTTCCATTCAGATTCTGTCAGGTAAGCAGGGCAGTATGGAATCCCGCGATAGGTTCCTTTGTAAAATTCACTCGACAGCAGTGTTCGCATATTCGCCCATGTAAAATCCGGATCATAATTTTCCTGAATATAGCGCATGGAAAGCCCTTTTGCATGGTGCTTAAAGAAAAAACGATAAAAGGCATTTACAGTGTCTTCTCGATCTGGATCTTTTACCATGCGTTTTACGCCGTCAATGATTCCAGATTTGTAGCCGTACCCCATATTCACATCACCGAAGATCAGTTTTCCCTGTCGGATAGATGCTTCGTTTACGAATTTGATACGTTCGCTGGTGGTATCGACCTCATTCTGGCCAATAGACAGGACTACATTCAGCTGCAGTCGACCGTCTCTAGTTTCCATATTGATTCCGGGTTCACTGGTGCTGATCCATCGGACGTTATTATCGTCAAGGACTTCCTGGACCTTATAAAAGTCAGACAGATTACGGAACCATCTGTCAATCCGCCAGAAGATGATCACATCAATTTTTCCGGCTTTTACATCTTCGAGGAGTGAATGGATAGCTTTTCTCTTTTTTAATTCTTTACGGGCAGTTTTACCCTCGTCAGCATAAACTCCAGCAACGGTCATATTATGTTCTTTGGCGTAATTGGTCAGGTACTGCTTTTGCGCTTCCAGGGATTTACCGCGCATCATCTGTTCAGCGGTAGACACACGGATGTAAATGGCGCAGCGTTCAATTTTACTTGGCATATTATATCACCTTTCTCTTCAATATACGTAAAAATGAGTATAAAAATAACAGCCCGAGAACTTTTGTTCTCTTGCGTGGCTGCTCCGGAGATGATACAATATTATTCGGAAATCAGTGTATCTCTTCGGAGTACTGAAAGAAACATATTGGCGTATGTTTCGTCCTATGACCGTTCCTGTTGGCGCAGGAGCGGTTTTATTTTATTTGTGTGTATGTACAGTATATCTATTATCGCATGTTCTAAGCCCATCAATATGTTCGAAAAGATCAGGTTTAATAGGAGCTCCTAGTGGATCGAGAATAAAATCAATACCTTCTCGACGAGCGAGTTTAGCAGCAGGAACAAAATCGCTATCCCCAGATATCAAAACAATTTGATCGACCTGTTTTTTATATGCCATTGAAGAAATGTCTAAACCTATTTTCATGTCAACACCCTTTTGATCAATATTTAGATAGAAGTCGGATTCTTTTAAATCAGAAAAAGAGATAGAACCATTACAAAGTTTTTTGACCGTTTTTGGGTAGATGGTATAATGTGCTTGCTCTTCAGCAAGTTTTCCGAGTCTAATAGCAAATTTTCTCTTTTTCTTTAATTCACTTAAAAAGCTCATAGTCCATGTATAAAGCTCTGTTTTCGAAAGATCAACTTGTTTTTGTGTGAATGGATGAAAGATGCGTTTGCTCGACGGTGCACAATCATAGTAAAAGATTCTGTACAGGCTATTATTTTCTCCGTGAGAATTTAAGTGACGTTTACAGTAATTTGCAAGTTCTATAGCACGTTTTTCAGCTGTTTGGTCGCCTAAAACAGCTTGAGCTCTTCGACGGTAGAAACCGCCATCAACAAGTATTGCAGTTTTCATATGCACTCTCCTTTAAATATAAAAAGCCCTAGGGTTCGGTCATTCCCATATATTGAGAGACGTACAACCTAGAGCAGTATTAGTATATTTTTCTTTTGTGTCTTTTATGATAGCTCATATTTATTAAAAAGTCAACATTTTTTTGAAAAAACATTTGACAATTATATAAGTAAGTGATAAAATGAGCAATCTGTCATAAGAAATTATGAAAAATATTACTAAAAATCTTTTGGTGTAACATCATCTTTTTTTGTATAATCATTTATGCAGTTATACTAACCGCATTATTCAACTGTTCCTGTTGGCGCAGGAGCGGTTTTTATTTATTTACCAGCCTTGTACGGAAATAACGTATTCGTCATGTTCTGGAAGGTTGTATTCGGATAGTTCAAAAGGTTTTGTTGTGCCAGCTGTCATGTTGTCTACATAAGTAGTATCTCCATAAACGATGGAACCATTGCTTTTCAACAGGACAGTGACGGCAACCATGTCAATATCGGAATCACTGTTATTTGCAACTTCTCCGGTATAAGAAACAGCGCCATAATCCTGAACTATTTCACTTGTATTGGAAACCGAGAATGAAGATACCGGAATGATTCCCGATGTATCCCCAGGAACGAAAGTTCCAGAGTGAATCGAAAATTCTACAGTGGCAGGCACCTTTCCGTTACAGTCGATAACACTTCCAAAAGAAATAGTGTCGTTTGGCGCGATATAGAAGAGTGTCTGCTCAGAAGTTCCAACAATAGAACCATCCTCTCCTTTGGCTGTGATGGTTAAAACCGGAAGCTGCATCGCCCAATCAGCATTTGGATTGTTTAAAGTTACGCCATAATAAGCATAGACATCGCCCATTCCATCATCACTGATATAGTACCCACTTTCTGCAATAGATGCTTCCTGCTTTTCGGCCTCTTTCTTCTCTTCTTTTTTCTGCGATACAGAATTACTGTTTGAAGTTTTCTGCGAACTAGAGTCACTTGCAGAAGAACCTCCACACGCAGTAAAAGATGTTGCCATAACTCCAGCCAACATTAGTGCTACAATTTTTCTTCTCATAAAGTTTGTCCTCCTTCTTATGGAATGTAGTATTTATATAATCACAAAAGCGCGGTCATATATTAAAATTAGTCTGTTTCGCTAAGTGCTATAGTTTTTGTTGCGCCAGAAACTGTTACCTGATAGGTAATCTGTTTGCTTGAATCAGAATAAGAAAACTCTTTTGTATCATCCAGAGAAGCAAGAAGAGCGGAATCGGTTGCTTCTTTGTCTCTGGTAGATGTCCAAGTATATTCTTCAGAATATTCTGTAGGAGCAGTATAGGTTCCAACCCAGTAAACAGCAGTCGTGTTTCCTTCATCCATGATCCAGTTTATTGTGATGGTATCCTCTGTAATATCTGCCTGCATCCAAGTACCGTCATCATCTTTGTACTCCCATTTTCCAGTAAGCACGACAGGTTCTTTGACTTCTTCCTTTGCTTCCTCTTTTGGAGTTTCGGCAGATGCTTCTGTCTTCTTGGATGATTCTTTTGTTCCTTTTGATGAATCGGAGCTATTGCCACAGGCTGTAAATGACAGTGCCATACTTCCGATCAGAACCAATGCTACAAGTTTCTTTTTCATAATTTTTCCTCCTCATATAAAGTGTTTCTATATAATCGCATATGCGGTTATACCAATTTCATCATCGACAACTGCGGTATAAAATACACCACATAATTATCTACCCGCTTACAAATCCCGTACTTATTCCTGTAACATTCAATACATTCTTCCAGAAATTCTTCTGTCACTTCCAAGTATTCTGCAATCTCAAACCGGTTCTGGCAGCCATGCTCAAAGGCTCGTACCAGTCCGAACAGACCGATCTGCTTGTTGTACGCCCAGAGCCTTGCCTGATGTTCCTGTTTTCGGTTGGCAGCAGATGTCATGTCAAGAATATTGCCAACGGAAGTGTAGTGGTGTCCGAGTTCTTCAGCAAGAACACAGGATTTTTCTGCGGTAGTGCCAACAGATGTATTGATAGCAATATTTCCATTGATGTAAAATCCTTTTAAATTATCTTCACCAAGATAGTAATCATGAATCTTCACATTACTATCAAAGGCTTCTTGTTCTAAGTGTTCTAATTTATTCAAACTTTATCCCTCCCAGCATTAAGTGTAGCATAATAGCTGTTCTGTTTATGGGATTTGTTTTGTATCTTCCTGCTTTACAAATTTGGCAAAAGATTCTATACGACTCCATTGTTCTTTGGTGAAATCTTTGCCATCGAGATGAGCTGCCATAGTAATAGGCTTGGAGCTTTCCCATCCCATCAGATAAGCTGGCGATACGCTAAGTGCGTCAGCAATTTCTTCTAATTTGTCTACAGGCATGTTTTTTATATATCCGGTTTCGTATCTTTGAAGCGTAGATTTACTGATGCCAACTTTTTCAGATAAAGTCTGATATGACATATTAAGCTCTTCGCGTCTGTTTTTCATTCGTTTCGTTATATCTTGCATTTTTTCACTTATTTCTTTTTCGCTCATATTGCTACCTCCGTATAATGCCATTATAAACTATTTTTTCATATTTGCAACATATATTTAAAAACCATTAAAGAAATGTTGCATATATGGGTTGACAGCCTTATGGAAAAGGTGTAGTATACAAATATCCCAAATATGCAACGAAAGGAAGTGGAGAAATGTCATTTGATAAATTAAAGGGGAAGATGGCAGAAGCGCATGTTTCACAGGCTAAATTATCTGGATATCTTGGTATTACCGTGCAATCTCTGAATGCAAAGTTAAATGGGAGAACACAATTTACATTGGAAGAGGCTGTTAAGATTACTGAATTTTTAAATCTGAAAGATCCTGTAGATATTTTTTTTGCCCCGAGCGTCCCAAAAATGCAACACAGTAATGAGAGTGGTGAGTAGAAAAAAGAGGTGATTAGATGGAACAGATGAAAAAAGAAATAGAAAAAATGAAAGACCAGATAAAATCATTGAGATTGTTTTACCGGGTCCTTAGCATTTGCTTTATTGTGGTAACTATTAGTTTTTTGATTTTTTATTTTCGAATTCAGAAATCTCTTTCTGGAGTGTATCAACTGTTTCCTTTAATGCATCGAGTTGTTCAGATGTTGTAGCGTTAGAAGCTTTTGTATTTTCTAAAATTTCTGAAAGTATTTTAACTTCGGTTTGATGCAACGCAATATTTACAACAGACGAAACAGAAGCACAGCAGAAAGCGAGGTGAGGAAAGATGGAAAGATTGAATGGACCTAACAGCGCAAAAATAATCAGTGTGATTGAAGTAAAAGCAAAGAGAGGTCTTGGAATAGAAGGAGACCCAGTACGCGAAATAACGCAGTACTGGGATGCGGATGGAAATTTTCTTGCAGAAAGAGACGATGATCCACAATTGCTTTGTGACCAGATTGCATGGGAATCAAAACGATTGAAGGAGATTACTGAGAGTTATTTAAAAAGTCAAAAGCTTCAGTAAAGCTGAGTTCGTATTCAACATAAGCAACAGTTGCTTTAATAAAACGTTTTAGATCTTGAATGGTGCGGTTTTGATGCTTACGTATGTAATGAGTCTCATCATTTCCAAGCCAAGCGGATGCTTTAGCAAGTGTTTTAATCTTTTCGTTATCGATAAAATCAGTTATACATTTGCCAAGCAAAGAGGATTCTATTTGCTCTTTAGACTCTGGATGAATGGATATAGCATAGTCCTTTATAAGAAATTCCAATGCTTTTCTATATCCAATGCCACAAATATGATTGAGACCAAGAGATTCAGCCAAAGTAGCTTGGTTATAAATAGATACAAAATCAGCCGATAAAGCGGTGATTGACTCAGAAAAAGTGCATTCGGAGCTTTTGATAGGAGCAAAGGAGCTAAAGACATAACCTTCGTCGATTTCTTTGTCAAAAGTATGAGTGGAAATAAAACATTCGTCACAGTTTTGACAGTGATTGAGAAGGTAAACAATATTGTTTTCTTCGTCCTCGTGTTCGGTGCATGCAGCATAGAGAACAGTAGGAAGAAGAGCAATGCCACAGCAGGGGCAAGTTGGAGCTAATTCAACTGTATCGCGAGAAATCCTATTGTCGGACAAATAGTTAATAGGTATATCGTATTTCATAATAAGCCATCCTTTCATTATTTGTTAGGAAGATTATATCAAACTTAATTATGAGAAAGCAATAAGGAAGTGAGGAAAGAAATGAAGAAAAGAATTATTTAGATGCTGAGCAGGTAAGACATTCTTACACAAACCAGCGAATGGCAGATATGGTTGGAATTTCAAGAGTATCTTATGAGAATAAGAAAAAAACCGGGAAATTCACTGCGCTCGAAGCGAAGAAAATGTGCAAGATATTCAAGGTGAAATTTGATTATCTGTTTGCAACAGATGAACAGGAGGATGATTAAGTGGAAGATGAAATTAAAAAGAAGTTAGATAACATCTTATTTGAAATCAGGTGGATGCAAAGAAATATGAATCCACCTGTCAACTATTCATTGATTGTTGTGTGTTCTATTATTGCTTCGGCAATAACAACGTATGTAATGTCTAAGATATGAAAAGAGGTGATTGAATGGCATTGCTGATCAGCATTGTAGTCATAATTCTGTTTATGGCAAAGTGGGGAATAGAAAGAACAAGAATAAAGGCGCTGATGTATTTTATTGTTGACAGAGGATACACTCCACCAACCGAACAGGAAATGATGGAGTGTATCAAGATAGTGACACAGAAAACAGTAGAAAAATGGATTAAGGCTTAAATTTAGAGATCTCTTCGGGAAGATATTTGTTTGCAAGAGATGTCGTCACACCTTCGGCAATAGCAGAAACGACCTTAAGACTTGCACCACCGATTTTATTGAAAAGCGATTGAGTATGTTTCCAATTTTCTTCAGTTCGCGTATTGGCAATAAATTCATGACCAAGAGGTTCAAGACAACAATCGAATTGAGTATGTCCCCATGCTTTTGTACCAGAAACATCTGATAAAAGGTTTGCTTTTATACAGTATTGGACATGATATAGGATTTGTTCAGTATCGTATTCGGAAAGATAATCGCTATAGTAATCATATTTGGTATCGTCAAAAGATACAGGATCATAGAGTGTTTCGTATTTTTCTACTGTAAAAAGAATAGCGCGAATGCAGGAAATATCAAGTTTCATTAAGAATCTCCTTTCTTTTAGACTCGGCATGGCAGTGCCTGTAGTTAAAAGTATAGGAGAAAACGCAGGACAAATCAACAAGTACAACCAGCACCGCATAAACTTCAATAGAAAGTAGGTGGTAAGCATGAAACCCGATATCGAAAAAATCATACAGGTGATGATTTCTTTATTGGAAGAACAGGAAAAAGTGAAAATTACATATACCATTGAGAAAACCGCGTAAGCGGTACCAGTTGGACAAGCAAAGGAGGGATGAGAGATGTTTTATAAGATTGCAAAGACACTTAGCGTAACGGCAAGTATTATCGGAATCTTGATGATGGCTGGTGCGTGCTCGGTGAAAAGTCAGGAGCTGTTTTACTTATATGCAGCACTTGGAATCACAACACTTACTACCGGAGCATTTGCACTGGAATATTTCCGGATACGGGAATGGCAGTACCGGAAAAGGAAAATAAGGGAGGCGAGGGAGCATGCCGGAAGAGAAGCAGCGTAAAAGGCGGATCAGAGTGGAGAAGCTGGATGAATGGATTGAGACTCTGAAATCAATAGAAAGAGTCAATCGTGAATCCGAATATTTCAAACAGAGTGCGATCCCATATTTAGAACAATATGTAGACAGCCTGAAAGAAGCAGGCAGAAAAACAGTAGTATTGGAGGACAAGCAGTGAAAACAGTAAAAGTAACACCGGATAACATCATTTCGGTAATCGATGTGGATTTTGATGATTTCCGTGATCTGCAGAAAGCAGTAGGCGGGCATTTTGAAATCGTAAGCACGAAAACCTTATACGAAACATTCAAGATGCCTATGATCATGCTGGTAGATGAAGATGGACGGAGCAAACAGAAAGAAGTCAATCGTCTGGGATGCTATTTCTATGATGCAGACAAACATGGATGGCCGATCCTGGGAGACGTCGTGTTTGCAATAGTGGCCGGGGAAGACATTGAAGCACCAGATGATGCAGAAGCACTGATGGTATTTTTGAAAATGAATTTTTCGTATTTGAAAGAAGAATAAAAAACGCTTGCGAAAAGAAATATCGCAAGCGCCGCAACCTAAAAGGTACACGAATAACCTAAGCACTTATAGTGTACCTTTTAGCGGCTGGAAAGTCAAGTATTTACAGGGCG